TAACAAACCTATGAAAGAAATTGTCAAATTTGCTAAAGATTCAAATAACGCTCTGACACCTGCTCGAACGTTTCGCAGCCTAAAACCTTCAAAACCGACACCTGAAACCTCAGAACTCTGCCGTAAGCGCGTCGCTGTCCCTTCGAGAACTCCAGGGCATCCACGTCCATCTGTCGCAACTGAGCACCTGTACCTAGCAACATCAAGGCCAAACTGACCGGGTCGACCTCCGCACCAAATATTGACTGTGCCCAGTGGTAGGTCTGGTGGTAATACTCAACCAACCAACCCAAGCACTCCAGCTCGGTCCACGAGCACAACTCTATGAGCTTGTCTCCAAGCCTGTAGGCGCTGTAGGCCTCGCCGGCGTATGACAAGTCCACAAGGTGCTGAGTGCCTTGATCAAGATGGTACATCGTCTTGAGGGCCAAGAGTCTTGGATTGCGGTACGCTCCATGCGAAGAGATGTAATACCCGCAAAAGCTAGGCCTAATCGTGTACTCAACCTTGGCCACAGTCAGGAAATGCTTTCGAATGCGGAGCCAAAGAGGTGAAAGAACCAGTCGCTTATTGGCACTCATGTCGTCGCCACCTACTGCCAGCGGAACTCCTCGGGGCAAGTTGTACATGAGGATGGTCAAAGCCAGGTTGTAATAGGTATTGAAGTCATAAGTACCCGGCTCACCCGTGTCACGTCCTGTTTGCTTGAGTCCGATGACGGAAGAAATGATATGAGTCTTCCAGAACAGGTAGAGCTCGGGCAGAGTGCGGCAGTCGCTCATGAACTGGTCGAACAAGGCTATGTGCGCTCGATCCAGACCAAACTGAGCCATCAGCTTTAGCTCGATTCCCAAACTATCGCCACGCTGAGTAGAGTCGAAATTCTCCAAGTCACTCTCAGTGCTCTCCTGATCAACCCAATGCTCTCGAGCCCACTTGTCAAAGTCATCAGCCGTCTTTTCACAGTTGCAGTACAGCTCAGCCGGGAACTTGTGCATGACTTTGCAGCGGAGGTAGCGGACCATTGGACCAAAAAGCAAAATTACGGCATCGTGGCAAGTGGCTAAACTTTGGCCGGCCTTCGCGGGTTTACCCAAAGTCTCAAGCTTTGCCTTCAGTTGTGACTTAACGAAATGATCGACAAAGTTAAACTTCCAAAATGGATCTCCGCGCTTTGTGTTGTTGAGCAAAGT